ACATCGATGGCTGGTTCACTGATTTCGGGTTTAAACTAACCCGTGAAGAACCTGTCTACGTTTTTGAGCAGATTGAGTTCTGCCAGACCCAACCAGTGTTGGTGGGTGATGGGTACCGCATGGTTCGCAATCCGTGGATTGCTATGTCCAAGGATTGTGTGTCACTGCTTGGGTGGTCTAACGAAGCTGAGTTCAATGCCTGGAGAGATGCCATTGGTGTGTGCGGCGGCGAACTGACGAGTGGTGTGCCTGTATGGGAGAGTTTCTACAGGGCAGTAAACCACACCGGTGGGAATAAATCAGGGGTGGAACGCGTCTATGACTCTGGTATGGGTTATCTGGCACGTGGCACTGCTAAAGCGGTCATTACACCTGAAGGTCGCGCCTCCTTTTGGCGTGCCTTCGGCATTGACCCGGATCTGCAGATTGCCATGGAGTCAGAGTGGCCCACCATTGTGTACGATGGCCTTCCGCCCCTGACAAGTTTTACAGACTGTCAATATAGTTCCAATTCACTTCGATGGCTCCAACCAAGAAAACCAAAGCTATGACCAAGGTAGACCAGGCGCGGCGTGGATACCGCGGCCCACGCCCACGTACCCGTATACAGTCTATGACTGGTGCAAGCACTGTGGTGTCATCTATCACTATCACCAATCCATTGGCAACACCTGCCACTGGCTCATGGGTGGGCAACATGTTGCTCAACCCGCCGGCCAATGCTGGCTCCAACGATCCAGGTACTGCTGTTCTTTTGAATTACCAACTCTATAAGTTCAGCAGGGCACGAATCAGGTACACTCCTATGGTTGGTACCACAACCCCTGGTACCATTTATATTGGTTATATTGACAACCCCGAGATGATACAAAAATGGGTGTACAACACCTACACTGCGGCTCAGAAATTAGCCATCTGCAAGACCTGCCCCAACTCTGTTCGCGGGCCCGTTTGGATGGAAAACACTTTGGACGCGGGGATGACTGTCCGCCGCCCCAAATATTCTGTTGACTCAACCCTGACTGATGACGTCAACCAGATTGACCGAACCACACACGGGTTGTTCATTTTGGCCTCAGAGGGTATTCCTAATTCCCAAGTTTTTGGCGTGTTCTCGATAGACTACGCTGCTACTGGCTACCACCTGCAGTTAGGCGGCACTTCTGGTCTTTAGAGACCCTAGTGTCGTGACCCCTCTGTGTTGGAGGGATGAGTACGGGAGAATGTGGAGATGCTGTAAACATCGCCTGGGTTTTGGGTCTGCCGCAGACCCTTGACTTTTCCACATCACTCATCAACCCCACATGGAGGTACCCTATGGCCCCTCTGCCGTTGGCCCCGGCAGGGGGGGCGGCCATAGCGTGATGCAC